ATTGCAAATCCGTGTACACCGGTTCGATTCCGGTCGTCGCCTCCAAGCATTTTCAATATCTTGGCTGTTCTCAGTCATTGCGTGGATGCCTCCGTTTACAGGTGCGTTTACAGTTTTGTTCATGTTGCAGCCCCGCGAGCCTTCGCCAGCTTGACCAGAACCGCGTCTGTTTCGTCTGGCGAAACACGCGCGTAATGCTCAATCACGTTTGCGGCGTAGCGAATGCTCCACCCCATGTGATTGGCAATCTCAGCGAGGGATAGGCCAGCATTCAAAAGCATAGTCGCTGCCGTCCCACGAGTATCTTGAAGCCGCTTTTCGCGACCATCATCCCAAGTCGGCACGCCAGCCTTCCGTCGCCAGTCGCGCACCGCATCAGAGATACGGTGTTCGTCCAACTGATTACCGCCCGCATTGGTGAGAATGAGGAGTCGGCCCTTGGGTGTTGTGTCGATTACCTCAGCGAGTTCCGGGGTAATCGGGATGTGAGCCACACGCCCGCGCTTGTTGGTACGAACACGAAGACGACGCCCCTCGCGCGTCGTTTCGATATGGCTCTTATTCAACTTGATAAGATCGCCGGGACGCAAACCCGTCTCGCAAGCCACGCATAGAATGCGGCGTACCCATTCCGGAGCGACTGAGTTCACGAGTTCGCGGTCCGCAAGCGTCCACACAATTTCAGAGCGATCAACTTCATAGAGCCGATGCAGCTTGTGACAGTGATGTTCCGAAACTTCGCCTTCTTCGACGGCCCAATTAAGCACTCGGACGGCATGTGTTCCGGCCATGTCATGTTGCTTTGGCGAGTGCTTCCACTTAGCGCGCCAGCGGTTCATTTCACCGCGTGAGCCGCGTTCCTCGAATATGCAGGCCGGGGCGTCTTTGAAGTGATCGGCGAACCGCAACGCCCATTTGCGAAGATCGGCAAGCGAGCGTTCGCCCTTCGGAACTGCAGTGCTATCGAGAAACATATCAACCAGCTTCGGAATCGTCAGCTTACCGGAAACCGGGCGTTGAACAGCTTCGGTGAATGCGACCAGAAAATCCGGGTCGCGAGGAAAGCGCACATCGTCTTCCCAAAACTTTGGCGCACCGCGTCCTCGCCATGCGTAGAAATGCCAGCGTGTAGAGCCGTCAGTCAGCTTTCGCGAAACACGGTGAACACCTTTAGGAAGCTGCACGTTTCGCCCTCCACGCTTCAAGCTCGGAGACCTCAGCGGGCTTACCGTCCGTGCCCCATGCGATGACGTAAGAGCCGTCAGGCGACGCCTGCACCGAACCGTTCGCGAACCCTTCGTCTCGCAACGCTTTGGCGATGCCAGCAAGTTCATTGGGTTTGGGTAGGTTCGGACGTGGCATCAGCTGTCACCCCCATCATATACAGCCCTCGCGGCTTTCATCCGTTCGACGTACTGGTTCCAACCGTGGATTGCTTCGTTGAAATCCTCCAACGCATTGGGATCGTCGTCAGGAAGTGTCGGGAAGTCATCATCGGTGAGTTCGAGTTCCAGAAGTTCAGCAGCCTGCACAACTTTCTGCGCGGCCAGCGAGGCATTTACCATGATGATCCGCCCCGGAGTGTAGTCAGGACAGACGCCAACGTTCGCAACGATGGCCTGATATAGCGGATCGTTCTCGCAACCCTTGAAGGGTGCAGGAACGTCCAAGTCCGTCGCGGACGTCATTCTCACGATGTTTTCCCCGATTCCCTGTACAAGCTGGGGTATGGTTTCGTAAGGACCGGCGGCAAAGTAATTGCTGATTTCGAAATTGCCACTATCCGCGAAGGATATTGAGGCAACGGCAAGCCAAGTATTCACCGCTGCCCTGTCCCGCGTCAGCGGGTATTCAGCCAACCAGTTGGTCCTGAGACCGTACTCGATAGCCTCGATTGCGCTTGCGATCTCGCAACCACCATTGTCCACAAGATCAAGCATCAGGCGAAGCCGAAAAGCATCGTCTAAGCTATACTGGCCCCAGCCTTCGTCCGGCTTATGAAACGGGATTTGGCCGCGCGTCATCAACGTATCGAACCTGCGCGGTTCGATGTTGGCAATTACACTCAGCGCCTTCCGTCGCACGGCAAACTCCTTCGGTTGACGAAGAAATAGCGGCCCCTTTGAATTACGTCAACTGAAGAAAGATTCACACGATAGATGAACGGATTGCACTCGTAAGCGACGGTTTCGGGTCGAACGACTCAATCATTCTTCGACATGACATGGCTGTGATACGAGCAAAGCCCGTTGCCATCCCCATAGAAAATCCAGTCCCAATCCATCGAATTATGACAAACTGCACAATCTTGGGCACTGTATTCTGCACCGCACCAAGCACATTGCTCTTCGAATCCGATAAACGCGGTCTTGCTACAATCAGGGCATTCGACGATTGGGCCTTCTTCACCTAAATCAGAAACATAGAAATTACCTTGGTAGCCGAAACCACCTTCTAAAAGTAACAATAATAGGTCTTCAGATTCAGTCTCTTCTAGACAATTATTACACTTCGCAACAACTTCGTACTGATCTTCATTTTTATAATTTTTTTGTTCAACCAATTCGGAGTCACAATGAGGGCATTTGAAATATGATTTCGCAACAGTTGGCGATATCCATTTAATTTTATCGAACGTGCGCCTGCATCTGTCTCTTTCTACATCGTAGAATTCCTTTGTCTCGAGCATCACGGTCCATACGTCGCCAAGGCAAGCAGATGGGTCTTCATTTGCTGCACGGAACAAGGCCGAAATTGCTGGGAAAGAACGCGCAATGGCTTCACGAACGACCGCATGTGGTTCGGGTGTATAGAGGTGCTCGATATCGTTCCGAATTCGATTTAACGACTTGAGAGCATCGTTGAGTTTCTGGCTGTTTATTAAGACGCCGAAAGCTTTCAGCCGATCCGCAAGTGAGTTGAAATCGACAGTGTTCCGAAATGGCTTATGAGTGACGCCCCCCTGTCCATCAGGAATCACTTCGAAGCCAGAAGCCAAGACATCTTTAATGGCCGCTTTTGGAGCCTTCCGCACGAGAACTTCTTTCGCGAGCAGCAATGTACCTGAATATAGATTTCGAACAGCAGACAGTGAACGATCCGCATCATTCCTCTGAAAGTCCTCCACTCCCATCCGGATCGACGCGACAGCATTGTCGAAAAGACTACTCATGGTATCTGCCCTCTTCTGCAAATTACGACTATGATCTTTCACGCGATCACGGGATGCAATTTGTCATTTGATGCAAATTGATGCTGGCGACGATTCCACCACCAGAACCGCCGCCCGCTTGGTCATCGAAGCGCGACCTTCGATGAACTTGACGCACTGGCCAGATGTACCCCAGCGCGCCATCGACGTTGGGCGGACCAGAGACCACCCGCCGCGTCGATCCTATTCCGTTGTGTTCTCCCAACCGACAAGAGACAGCGCCTGTGCGACCTGCGCGTCATCGAGGCCAGCAGCCTTCGCTTCCGAAAGCGCCTTCACCATTCCGCTTAAAGCACGAGCACGACCGCCAGCATCGAACGCCTGAAGCGGTCGCATCACATCGAGCGTGACCGCTTGTCCAAGCTTCGCCGTCGCCTCTTCAGCGATTGCCGCCGCGATAGGCTGAAGACACCACTGAGACAGATGACGTTGTGCCTCACGAATTACCGGCCCGGTCGCCGCAGTGGCGTGGAAAGCCGGGAGCACACCGAACGCCATCGACACGGCATTACGCGCCCGGTCCAGCGTCTCGACCGCCATTGCCTTCGATAGATCAGGCGTCGTGTCTTGTGGTTTCCAATCCGTCATTGGCTGGGGACCGCCGGCCGCAGTCGTGGCTACGGATTCGCGAAGCAGCACACGACCGCGCCGTCCACGGAAATCACGCCCGATCTTCTCCATGTCCTGCCCCGGCGCTTCCGGGAACGGAATGACCTGGCTTCCGAGCGGTGCGAATTCATAGACTTCCCGCAAGGCATCCTCGAGTGAATGCAGAAGGCCAGCCGTAAGCGATGCCCTTCGAAGCGGCGCAACACCTGTCCACGGTGCGGCAACATCGCTACCGATGCGAAGATGAAGCACTTCCGCAGCAAGCGCGTTCCGGGTCGATCCGCCACCGGCTTCAGAAATGCTGAGGCGGTAAGCACGGGGTTCGCCGTTCCGGGTACTCAGATCCCAGTCACTGCACGCGATCAGCCGGTCATCGCCGATTACAAATACAGCTTCACCCCGGAGCGCCAGAGCGCGCGCCGTGAGTGAAAGGGTTCGCTGGTCCAGTAAATCAGTGCCGGTCACGTCCGAGAGAGACAGGCCACCTTCCCAGAGCGATACGCAGGATTGAACCATCGCCGTCAGTTCGCCGATTCCCCGTGACCCGGAAATCCAGCTTTCGCGCGCCGCCATGATTTCAGCGGTAAAGCCGGAGCCGGTCGCACGGGTTTCGATCTTCGGCTTGCGAGTGAATGGCCAGATCATGCGAGCCTCCGATACGGACGCAGCAGGTCCGCCGCGCCGCTGTTGTGGATCGCACGGGCAAGCCACGTCGGTTGCCGCTGCACTTCGACGGATACCGTGCTCACGTCCAGCTTCACGCTCGAGGAACCGGACACCTTCGGCATGTTGTCAGCGAGGTATTCCGCCAGTCGTCGATAGGCTTCCTGAATGGGTGGCGCTGGCACGGTGTCATCACCAACTGTTCCGGTGACGCGCCATGCGCCTTCACGGTCGAAGATCAGACCGCCGAACGGTGACATCATCTGGGGATAAGACTGCCAGTCTTCGCCGTTCCAGATCGAAACCGCATCGACGGTGAAGGGCGCAACGGGTGGCTTCCATGTGCCGGACCCTTCGACCAGCGCCGTCGCCGGTCGTGCGCTCCAACGAACGCCGCACCACGCCTCGAGGCGCATCCAGATCGGGCCAGCGTCCAGCGCCGCCGCAGCTGGCGTCAGACCGTCCGGCGCGTCAGGCCAAGTTGCTGGCACATCTTCGGAGAATTCAACGGTCATAGCCATTTGAGCGCCCCCCGCTTTGACATCACGGGACGCGCGACCTTCGGGGCCGCATCCCATGACCGGGCTTCGACCTGGGCTTCGTCGTATGCCGGTTTCGTAACGATCGACAATTCGAAGAGCAGCGCCGCAAGGATGGTGCGGATTAGCGCATTGTGCTCACCCGCTTCAGGGTTGTGTCCTTCGTCTTCGATGCGCTCAGCTTGATCGCGCGGAACCGCCCGTTCGGGCGGAAGACGAAAGCCGGGTGACAAGCCTGTCGCCAGTCCAGCGTCCAGCAGGGTCAGCGCATCGCGCCCGTGCATCGTGTTCAGGATTGCCGTCGTGAGCGTTGCAACGAACGTGAGTGCGGACGGGCTATCCTCGAGCGTCAGCGTTCCGGCCTTCCGTGAAGCAAGCGGCTTGTCGAAGCGATGCCCAGCCAAAAGCATGATGTCGGCTTCCGGGTCATCGACGCGATAGGCGAAAGCGCGTTCAGCAAACCGCTCTTTCTTCGGACGACCTTTCCGGCCCCCATCGCTGAGAACCGCAGTCGCACCATAGGGGAAGCGGCCCGCGATCACTCGCGAGCCGTCCCCTTTTGCGCGAACCTCAAGTTCGCCGAGAGCGCCGCCGTGCAGCATCATTCCAGCCCGGTCAGGATTTCAAGCTGAGAACCACGCGCGACAGTCACGTCCGCCGTGAGAAGCGCGGTCAGTCGGAGTGTGCCAGACGACGCATCGGTGTAAGGGTCGCGGATCAGGTCGATACCGCCCCACAGTCCTGCGAAGATCGGAGACAGCCCGCCCGCGTTCGTCGTCAGCAGCGCAGACGATGCCGCCGGGTCGCCGGTCGGAGCCGCAAGCCCATTCGTCGTCATGATGACGTTGTTCGCGCCCAGATGCTTCACCAGCCGGTCGAATTCCGTCATGCCGGACCCGGCATCCCAGATCGCTTCGTCCATCGTGTCCCAGACTTCCGGGCGAAGCATCAACCGAACGGACGATGCCGAGGAAGCAGCGTTGGCGGTCATGAAGCGCACCACCGCCGCACGGATCGCAGCCCACGTCGCGGCCGCGTCGATTGCCGTTTCCGTGATGCCATAGGTCGCAGCACCAGCCATAACGCCAAGCGGTTGCCCGTTCGCGCCGGTACCTTGAAAGATCGCAGCGTCCAGCCCCACGTTGATCGCTGAGTTCATATCGCGTCGGACGGCTTGTTCCAGAGCGGTTCCGGATTGCTTCAGCGATTTTCGGGTCAGCTTCATCGCGACACCGTAAGTCTGGTCAGGCGACAGTGACTTATCGACGGTCTGGAAGGCTTGCGCCGAGCCTACGCTTGACGTTTCACCATCAGCCCACGCTGCGCTTGCGCCCTGAGTGACCACCGGCCATTCGGTCGCGCCTTGCGGGATGGTGATGAAGTTCGCCCCCATCCGGGCCGCGACGGTATCCGCGAAGAGTCGGTCAACAATAGGCCGGGTCGTGATCGGGTCTGGCGTGCCGGATGCAATCGTCTCACCGGCGCGAACCTCGAGCGCTTCGAGCGGAATCGGTATTCCTTCGAATCCTCCCATGCCGCGCAGTTCTTCGACAACCTCAGCCGTGGCTCCTTCAAGGCTGCGACGTTCATTGCCCAGAACCGCCACGACCTGAGACAGTTCGAAGCGTCCCATCAGATCAGCGCGTTCACGGTCGGAACGGGTTTCGAGTTCAGCACCGGCTTCGCGGCGCTCTTCATCTTCGGCGATCAGTGATGCCCGGAACCGGACTTCAAGCGTCTCGTATTCCTTGCCCATGTCCCCCATCGACCGAATTTCATCTTCGGTGGGATCAGTCTTTGCAGACAGGGTGTTCAGTTCCTGACGCACTTCGCTCATGCGCCGTTGAATCTTTGCCGATTCCAGCATTGGATAAATCTCCATCTAAGGGCCACGGCGTCTCACGACGCGAATGGGCAGAGTTATACTTGAAAGGATTCGCCCTTCATAGGCTTAAGTAGCTGTTTCCATTTCTCCTTTTCAGGGTTTAATCCCCCAAGTCCGATTTCAATTCTTGTCTTTCGCGCATGACAACTTCCGCAGAGACTTTGCAGGTTCGTCAGATCGAAACTAAGTTCCGGCGCATCGCGCACCGGCTTGATGTGATCGACCTCGAGCCGCCCCCGAGCACCGCACTGAACACAGCTCCAATCGTCCCGGCGTAGTGCCTCAAGGCGAAGCGCCTTCCATCGCCTCGAGCGCGTGACCGTCCGGGAATGCCGTCGATATTGCTTCACGCCCATGTCGGCACCCGCGCTTCTCGGGCTGGACGGGCCATCTGGCGCGCGCCTTCCGCCACCGCGATCACCGCAGCAGCAGCCGCGTCGATTCGACCTTTAGAGCGTGCCTTTGCCAGCTTCGCATTGCCCGCCGGATCACGGAGACAGACTGCATCCGCAAGAGCGGAACGCATCAGCAGTGATGGCGCGCACCGCACCCGCCCGTCGAAGACAGCGCGACGGAACCGTTCCACGTCTTCGCCGCCGTCTCGAAATCCGAACCCGCGCCAGATCACAGGCACCCGCACCCCGGCATGGTCGATGGCTTCGCCAAGTTCACCCGCCTTGTAGCGGTCTGCCAGCAACGCCGAAATTGTGCAGCCCTGCACCCGGCGCATGATGCTTTCGATCCAGAGAGAAACGGGAACCGTCTTGTGACCCAGAACGTCGAGTTCGCCGCGATCCTGCATTTCGCAATATCGCGACCCGACGCCATCGACAGCGCCCCGGTTCAACAGCGTCGGCTGAGAGGGAAACGTGCCATAGGTTTCCAGCCGACCCGTCTCTGGCCAATAGAGCGCAGCCGCAGACATCGAAGCCGAACCGCCCAGATCAATCCCCACGACCACCGAACCGGCACGCGGTGGCGGGTCAGATGCTTCACAGGCAAGCCATTCATCCACGGTCAACAGCAGATCACGGGATTCGCCAGACACCCGTTCATTACGGTTGAATAGCCGGAAACTGGTCAGGCTGTGGCCACCTTGCGCGATGGCCCGTTCCGCTTGTTGTATCAGCCATTGCGGAGAAGAGCCGATTCCTAACTTCGCGCCGGGGTTCGCCTCGAGGATCGACCGCAGGTCATCGGCTGGCAAGCCCGGTGCCGGTCTGTGTTCCTGAACGAAGGTTCCCGGCGGGGGACGGTCGATCCACCGCGATAGCGGGTGCGCGTCATCCGGCGCGCTGGTCGAAATGATGATGCCCTTGCCGGATCGCTTGCCCAAACCGGACATGATGGCATCCTCGAGCGCATCGCCTTGATCGGCGCGCCAGTGGCCCCGTTCGTCCAGAATTGCCAGCGTCGGAGACGTGCCAAGAACACCTTTGCCGTCCGCCGCAACCGCTCTGAGCAAATGGCTTCCCCCGTCGCCCTCAAACTCGATTTCAAGGCGCGGAGAACGCCGGAATCGCAGCTGCGCCTGAAGATCGTCCGGCAGAGACGACGCCAGCCCGGAAGCATAGTCATAGACGATCTTTGCTTGGTCCCGATTCCGGGCTGCGAGCAGGATTTCACGAGCCGGTTGCCGGTCCCAGATACCTAGCAGCGCCGCCAGCCCCAGACCACCGCTGAGAGCCGATTTTCCCCCGCCGCGACCCAGGCACAGCACCCCAACGCTGGTATCACGCTTCAGCGCACCCCGGACGAACGCTTTTTGAAACGGTGCCAGCTTCAGCGCCTTCCCAGCCTTCGGGCCGGTCGGAACTCGCAGCGTTCCGAGGAAATCCAGAGCCTTCTTCGCATCGGTCATCGGCCCAGTCCCACAGCCCAGCAATCGGAGCGAAAAGAGAAAACCCCCACCCACGTGCCCTTCCCATGCTCAGAAAACCGGGCATTGGGACCAAAAACTAGAGGCAGGATCGTTCCATTCTCAGCTTGAAACGCCCGTTCCCAGTCGAAACGTCGGATGCTGAGAGCGGCAGAACATGCAGCATCCCGCAGTCCACCGCCCCGGCGTCTCGACGGGACATCAGGGTGGGTTGGGACGGACAGGGAGGACCACGCCCCCTTTAGGGGGCGGTCCCCTGTCCGAACCCCCAGACCCGTCGCTGTGAGGACCGGACGGATTGCTCTTGTCCGGGTCAGTCCGACTTGTCCGGGAATGGCTGCGATCATGATACAGCCCTCCAAACAAAGTCATCGAGAACCGTCACAAACCCCTGTTTGTGCAAGTCGTCTTGCGCGCGGTCCATACTACGTCGCCGGTCATCTTCCTTCGCAGCACGCGAGACTTTGTGCCGTCCGCACATGTCCGACCATTCCTTAATCGTGACGCATGGGCCGGACGGATACGGTATATCCGGTCCCGTCCGTCGCTGTCCGAACTGTCCGAGGGCATCATCAAGAGCCTGAAGGGCGCGCAACGCGGCCCCACCTTTCACGCGAGCGGTCTTCGCGACACGCTCCGCAGGCTCGACAACGCAAGACGTGACAGCATCGCCGTCAGCATCCTGTCCGAGTTCGATTTCCTTCAACTGGTAGGTGAAGGTCAGCCCCACCGGGCCGTCTCTCTGCTTCTTGACCTCAGCGACGATGACCTGACTGTCATCATCCTTGGTAATCTGGATTTCAGTGTCGATTGCAGCCCGGATTGAGGAATGCCCTCTAGCGCCACGCTCAGCGTCCTTGCCGGGATGGTGGATCAGCATGACATGCGCCCCGGTCAGTGTGCTGAGCCGTTCCACACATGCCGTGAGCCGGGTCATGTCCGCCGCTGCATTTTCGTCGGCACCGGTGGTTGCACGGGACATCGTGTCGATGACGATCAACCCGAATTCACCCTCACTCTCAGCGAGGTTCTGGACAGCTTCCGCGATGTAGGTCGCATCGTCCGCCGGATTCTGAAATGTGAGCATCCCACGAAAGATGTGGAACGCTGGATCACCCATTGCCTTCAGACGCAGGCCGATGCTGGCCCCGCCCTCGAGCGCACAGTAAAGGACGTTGCACTGGCGCACCCGGCACCCATTCCATGCCGTGCCAGTCGCAATGTGCTGGGCAAGGTCCAACGCCCAGAACGATTTCCCGACGTTCGATGGACCATAGGCCAGCGACGATCCACCGGCATTGATCCAAGTCTTCACGACGTAGGGCTGGTCCAGCTGGACGGGTACGTCGCCCGCCCGCTTGATACCAGACAGCAGGGAACGGGCACGGTTGCCCAATTCCTTGCGCCCCCGGATCGGAGTGACGTTCTCTGTCATGCCGCTACCGCCTTCCCTTCGAGGAAGGGCGCGGCGACCCGCTCAGCGAAGGACGCCTTCATGTCATCTGACGCAGCGGACCAGCATTCCCAGAGCCGCTGCCGAATATCGCTGTTTTCCAGCGCGTCTCTGGCGAAGGGGTCAGGCAGTTTTTCACGAGACGAATAAAGCGCGGGACTGACTGAAACCAGCCGCACTTCAAGCCGCAGGTCTGGGCCTGTATCTGGCACGTCAGCCCAAGCGATCAGTCCAGACCGTGACGCTGGAAAACCTATCACGCTGCCATCAGAGCGCCTGTACTCGAATGGCTCAGCGTCTCTGGCATCGTTCCATTTCAGCCTTGCTGAAAGAAGATCGACGGGGTAGTTTTCGTCGCAATTGATCGGCTTTTCAGAAGTCGTAGAAGCGCCGTTCCGGGGGACATCCGGGGCGGCGTTTTCGTTTACAATGCGCTCGCAAACCTTTGATTGTTCGTCGTGAACATATGTGGGGTGTTTACCTAAGAGGCGTTCAGAATCAATCGAGTGCTCAGGATTGCAAATCCGTGTACACCGGTTCGATTCCGGTCGTCGCCTCCAAGGTCTCTTTTTAGTCTCATAAATCTCTTGTTCTCCGACGAAGGGCAATGATCACATACGAGAATATGAATGTTGCGAGAATTTAGAATTTTTCTCCGCCTTAGACGAACTCGCCCGACCACCAACTGAATGCAATTATCGGTGGAAACTTGTTCTCAGGGAGAGGCCAGATCTGCGTCTCCCAATCTTTAGTGCTGAAAAATCGGGAATACAGGCAAACGCAGTCCTGCAGGTCTTTCCCTTTTAACTGCGAATTTAACTCAGGATCAAGAAACGTGTTGGATGTCGTTCAAATCTGACCCGGTGAGATAGGAGAGTGTCA